TCAGTTGCAGGATCACCAGAAGTGTCAGGAATAGTTGCGAATGCTTTAGATACTTTTTGATAGTAGATTTCTAAGTCAGTTCTCTGCAGGATATTAGATACAGCAGAATAATCACCAGAAGGAACAGTGCCATTAGTGATAAGAGTTGACAATGGATTAAGACCATCAGCAAACTCAAAACAAGTCAATCTATGGTGAGAGAACTTAGGTGCAAGTGTCTCAGTGCTATCAGGTTTAAAATATACACCTTCTTCAGCACCATCAAAGAAGGAGAACTGCCAGAAATATGTACCACCAGTTACCTTAAAGATAGCAGTGCGAGGAGGAACTTGATCTTCAGTATTAATACCCTTTGCAGCGTAAGTAGTAGGGTATGGAACATACTTAGGAATAATTTTTGTACGACGAAGGTCAGTTCCAACTAGAGAGCAACCTCTAGGAACGATAATACCACCTTCGACGGAATTGAATTTATGTAATACGTTGTTTGGTGATGTAAGATCTAAGTTTGAGTTAGCATCAATGGGTGCAACGTTTGTATATAATACTTCACCAGGTCTATTATCAACAACATATTCTGCTGGATACAGCATGATGGAGAAGGCATCAAATTCGTCGTTTGACAGACCTACTCGGTATGAAAATCTTGCAACTTCAAGAAATGCCCTTTGTAAAGATTTGAACGGTCTTAACGCAGAGTTGCCCCTGTTGTCAATGGCATCAGAGGCGTCGAAGTCGTCAGGGTTGACATAGATAATACGTCCAGTTCTGGACGTAATAATATTCTTTAGTCTAGTAAGGGACATTGCTTACGCTGCTTTTTTAGTATTTATTAGAGTGATCAGGTTCCAAAAGTTCTTGGAGTGAACGAGGTCGAGGAATCCTCAAACCCAATCAGAGAGAACGTGTTATTGTTAGTGGTGCTGTTGATAATCAATCTCTCACCAGGTCCAACAACAATAGAGGTATTTTTTGCTACCGCATGAGCAGCATTAGTTGCACCATCAATAATATAATTACTTTCCACAGCAGTAGTTGCAACACCAACACTATTGACTGTTACAGTAGATCTTGATGCTGAATTTAACTTAGGATTATCCAAGAAAGTATCCGATCCAGCGAAGTCTGCGGAGTTCTTTCCTTTAATTACATACAGTGTAGTGCCGCTGTAACTACGGACATAACCGTATGCACCAGCAGTTTGAGCAGTAACAGTATATGTAATACTATTTTGTACGAAACTGGATGAACCATTTACCCATGTTCCCTCTACATCATAAACGTAAAATTCAGTGAATGTAGGAGTAGTGGTTGTCGTAAAAAACGCATCAGATCCACCAAAACTACTGTTAGTAGCAGTTCCAGTGTCACTGTTATACCAATACAGGATAGCAGGTGTGGCAGAGGTAAACACATATTGAATATATGCACCACTCTGACCAATGGTGCCACTAGTAGTTTTACCAGTGGTATACTCAGTTCCATCGTCAGAGTTACCAGTGGTTCCGTCAGAACCATACTCTCCATTAATAGTTGTTGATAATGCAAAAACCTCACTAGCGTTGGAAGAATCTGAAAGATTAAACCTGTATGTTCTATCGTTGAACAATGCAAGACCGTTGTTAGCAGAAATCAAATGAAGATCATAAGTTCCGCCTGATGTGCTAGAGAATGCAAATTTATTAGAAGCGGATCCAACACCACCAGTTGCGATCGTACCTGATGCACCAGCACCGTTTGAAATACTATCACCAGCAGCAAATTCAGATCCAGATCCGTTAATAGTAGATGGACCTACATGAAGAATAGAACCGTTAATAGCGAAAACTGTTGCAGTAGTTGTGTCACTACCAGCACCTTTAGTAATAGTATTACCAATTGAGAATGTACCAGTAACACTTTCAATTGTAATCTGTCTAATAGCAACTGTTTTTACAAAAAGTTCTACATACGAGGGGATAATTGCAGACTCGTATTTGAACTTAAGTTCATTATCACTACTTGTGATTTGAAGACCACCAGAAAAACCTTGTGCTGCAGGATCAAATGCAGTATTGACTGTCATCTTATATGCAGTGATGACATCATACTCATGCAACTTATATGCACCAGAACCATCTACCACTAACTTTTGATCAAAATTCTTAAGAGCAACAGAGTAGTCTGATGCTGTTCCGTCATTAGCGACGTTGATCATTGTGCTCGCAGATTTATCAATAGGAGCACCATACAACAGAGTGTTAGTATTGCTCGCTGGTTTTGATTGTGCAAGTAAACCTTGATTAGCCATTTTTAATTAAAATCCTGCGTAGAAGAATTGTTGTTGTCTTGTTCGACCAGTTAAGTTCGCGGCACTGATACCAGCACCAAATGTAACATCATCAAAAGAAACGTTTTCTGTAGATAACAGAGTTGCGTCGGAATCAGGAAATCTAATAACCCTATCAGCAGTCATATTATCGATTTGAAGAGTGACGCTACCAACTGGAGATGATCCAGAAGCTTTAAGTGTAGGATTAATTAACGTTTTGTTTGCTAAATCCTGTGTCGCATCTTCGAGAGCGAAGGTGTTTACTCCTCCTACAGTATTTAGATCATTTGTCGGAGGGATCTGAACTGTTACGTTAGTAAAAGTATTTGAGTTAGCAACTGAAAATGTAATCTTTTTAGTAGTATCCGTAGGATCTTGTAAGATTAAAGTTTCAACACTCTTGTTAGAGAAGACTTGAGTTGCATCAGTTAATGCAAGTGTGCCTGAAAGATTAGGTACAGTGAGAGTTCTATTAGCATCGAGTGCTGCTGTATTGAACTGAGCATAATTTGTTGCAACCTCAGCGTTAGCAGCAAGTTTGAGATTGACCAGTGTCTTACCCAATGCAGTTTGATCTGCCTTTGTATCTAACAGTGTAGATGAAGTTGCTGTAGGTTCGACCGTAGTTGTTACAGTGCCTGCATCTGGAAGAAAATATGATCTTCTAGCATTTGATGTATCAACCCAGTTAATTTGAAATATTGCTTCTTCAGTTCCATCAGTAATAACGAAGTTATCTTCATCAATAAGGATGGTTTTGTTTCTCAGCGTTTGTTGTGTGTCATCACCAATTAATGTAGTGCCGTTGCCAGCAGTAATAGCAGGGAGTGTAAAGATACGGGTGTTTGTTCCCGTTCCAACATTACTTACTTCAAACCTTGCTTTAGGTCCTTGAGCATCTTCTAAGATAAAAGAACCATCATCAATAGTAAATTGTCCCGTTACTTTTACAGTACCCGTTCCTTTCGGAGCAAAAACAATATCAGTATTATTGGCAGTATCATCAACAGCGGTCACATAAAGTGAAGTGCTATTGTTACCATTATCAATCCTAGACATATACAAACCACCATCACCAAAGGCAATACCGATTTGATCATATGCATTTTGATATAAACCACTGTCTCGATCCAAGTCAAAACAAAGACCAGGCGCTGCCTTAGTACCTTGTGCAACTCCACGGAAGAGTTGATTAACTTTTGCCTTTCGGTTAGGAATCAATGGATCAGAGACAACAACTGGAAGAATTGCTTCTCCCGAGAGGTTAGCATCTGAGATTGTCTCTAACTGAGAAATTTTACGAGTTCCCACAGATAATCACACTATTTGCTACAGGTCTATTTATACTATTTTCCGACGCCATAATCAGGTGCCGCATCTGATTCAAGTTTTCTCACTTGCTCTCTGATGTTATCATGCAAGCGTTTGATCGCTGCTTCGGTTTCACTAGTCTTTTCAAAAGACCATTCGTCACCCTTCTTGTTTTTGAATGTTTTCTTGCTCATGTTGTTCCTCCTCTAAGGTTTTGTATTGCCACTCATCTGTGTGTCCAACTGTCCACCATTTTGGTTCAGTCTCAACAGCATAGTTTTGAGTGCAAACTTTGAAATCAGGTTGTTTAAGATTACCTGGAATGAGAGAATTATCTCTCCACACTACTCGGTTGTTTGGTTGGGCAGCGAATTGTCCATTGTCGAGGGCGATGACGTTGAACGATTTGTGTTCGGGGTCCAACTCAGAAAAATTAGTGTCAATAACAGAGTTATCTGGATGAGCAGTGTCAATCGTAAATTCATACTCGCCTGCGTGCATTTTTTTGTCCTTACCAAAGAACTCGCAACGTCCTAAGATAGGTTTTTCTATTACAGTGATATGGTAGTCAAAAGAGTCCCATAGTTCTAAAACATCTAGAGGTAACTGATCATCAGGATTGATGTCAGTCTTCCATACAAATGCACTTAAGGGTAGTTTATCATACAAAGCACCATACTCAGTAAGAAGTGTTTCAAAATATAATGCTTTTGCTTGAACACTCTTAACTGAAATCCAGATGCCAGGTGTTAACTCTCCATGTCCTTTTTGATGATCATAAAGGTATTCCTTTTTCACATATACAGGATGTGGAGGAAGAGGATGTACTAGAAATGCCATTAGTTACCAGATGCGAATAATATGTTTTCGACAACACCATCTACAAATGTCACCATTGCACTAGGAGTAGGTGCATAATGTACCGTCCAATGTGCAGGATATAGTTCTATTTGTTTTGAAAGAGGGTATGGTGCTACTCTACCACGATTTATATTCTTTACAACCTTGAAGCATCCACTATCTTCAAAATCATAGGTCCCAGTATGATCAACTGTCCAGAGTTGACCTTTAGGATCAATCCAATTATATGACATGAATCCTTCTAGGTCTTTCGTTCGCAATTCTCGATTCCAAAATCCTGGTCCAAGATCGAATGTTGAATAGATGGTGTCATATATTCCCATATCATTTTCCATAGTAATTTTATTTAGATCACTGAAAATTCATAAAATGAGAAATAGAATATCTTCCTAGACCCTTTCCTCTATATTCTTCTTTCATAGTAACTGGTTCTACTCCATGTTGAACTAGACCAGGAAATGCTACTGCACAATTACTTCGACAAGTAAGTTTTACACCATAGTCTTGAAAAACAAAATCACCACCTTCAAAACGTTTAGGTTCCTTCCATAACCATGAAATCACACTAACTACAGTGTTATCATGGTGTGGAAGATAATATCCTCCATCATCATAATAAGAAAGAAGTGTGAAGTCACTATCTGGTTGAAAGTATTTCCATTGTAAAAGATGATCACTATTAGCGATCAAACCATGTTCAAATAATTTTCTACTTACGTTGAGAATATTTGAATGCGATCTATCTTGAAAGGCATAGTCAACAAACAATCCTTTCTTTTCGGTTCTAGACGTACCATCTGCCAAATCAACAGATGGAGAAGTATTTGAATTCAATATCTTTTGATTGGATTGATAATAATCCAACTCATTCCATATTAAATTTAATTCTTCTTCAGTATACAGATCCTCAATAATCATTAAAGGAAATGGATCTGGTTGAACCGTAACTTTCATTAGTGAGGATCGTAGTACCTGATTAGTGCTCCTGCAAGTGCAATGAGAACAACGACAATAATTAGTGCAGTCATGAGAATATTTTATTGTAAAGGGGGCGCTGCTTCTAAATGCAGATCTATTGTACTCCCCCTGCAAGCCACATGTCGGACTTGAACCGACGACCTACGGTTTACAAAACCGTTGCTCTATCCAGCTGAGCTAAAGTGGCGATAGGAGTGGGGGGACTTGAACCCCCACGAGATTAATTCTCAACAGATTTTAAGTCTGGTGCGTCTACCGATTCCGCCACACTCCCATCGTAAGAAGGCGGGTGGAAATGACAATACTCGTTAAAAGTAATTTTCATCTCCTTAAAAGTTAGGTTAGCATGTTTTGCTGCTTTTGGCAAGTTCCACTTTGCATGAAACAGCATTTCCATTGACTTGCGTGTTTCAGGTCGCATTTTCCTCCATAAATTGTTTTTGAAATTCCTGCACTTGACTTTGAATCTCATCAGGAACGGGAGGTACTTCATTGACGGGAACTAACATAGCAGATTTTCCGTCAGGACGTGTGACTTTCCAACAAACACGCTGCGATTCACACAAGTCTAGAATAAAATCAAAGTGGTCTTCTGCCTGTCGAAGAGTAATTCCAATAGGTCCAATCATTCTGATTCAGCGAAACAATAAGTAATTAATTCAGGGTCTGCAATACTTTGAATGTCAGCAACAGTCTCCGAGAAACCTGCCGCACCTTCCATATTCCATTTCCAGTTGACAGTTTTGTCATAACCCTCATTATCTAGGATCTTTACAGACCGCTGTGAGAAGTTGATGAAAATTTGCGCGACTTCAGTGTCTTGCATGGGGTCTCCAGTGTTACCCCTTTAGTATAGCATCAATTTAGGAAAATGGAAAGCCCCTTCACGTTGACTGCTAAGGATGCTGTAATATTGACTGCCATGGTGCTGATCACACTGAACGGACCTCCTGTCGCAGTAATTGAAACAGGACCTGCTTTACAAAGTGTGTTGTGAGCACCTGCAAGAACTAAGTTTGTATATGAAATACCATTTTGGTGTAATGCATAACCTGCTGTATTCATAACAATATGTCTTGGAATAGCATCCGCAGCGGAAAGACCAGGTTTCATGATAGTCTCCATAGAACCACCAATCTTTCTAATGATACCAGTCTTCAACTTAGGAATAGGAGAAGGTGGGAAGTTGATAAGTTCTGTTAAAGATGGAGCAATAATATCAACAGAGTTCTCTGCGGTAAGTACGATTTCACCACCAGCAATATTAGTAACCGTGCTAGACACCTCAAAGTTAGATCCAGTGATCTTAGTATTGACTGCACCACAGTTAAACTCACTTGCTTGAAGTGTAAACGCAGCGCCAGAAACGTTTACATCTACATCAGACTGGAAAGTTATGGCGTGTTTCTTAACTTTAGTATCGTTAGTTGGTTTGCCGTTAGCATCAACTTGTTTGGGAGCACCGACAGCGTTCATCATGAAGGATCCACCGACAGTGATATGACAATCACCAGTGATATCTAAATGATAATCCCCATCAATGTTTTGAACCTTAGCACCATCTACTTGTTCACAACTATCACCATGAACTTCTTCTGTTTTAGTGCCACTATACGATGAATGATCAGCAACTAACACATCATCTTTAGTGCCACTTTGCTCTGCTTTGTATGCTTTTAACTTAGATTCTAATTCATCTTCACTAATATCTGGTTTTTGTTCACGCAGTGCTTTCTTGAAAGTATATTCAGCGTATGCTTTCTGACTAACTTTTACTGATGTATGCGTAGTTCCGTTATTTTTACGTTGAATAGTTGCTGTACGACCAGGTGTGCCGATAAACAAATCATATGCACCATTCACATAGTTTTTAGCAGCAGTCAAATAAGGATCTGCATCTGCTAAAATATTATCTAAGAGTCCACCACCTGATGTATTGTCACCACAACTACCTCTATTTCTACCCCGAATCTTATTAATCCTATCCAGTTCTTCTGGTGAACAATGAGTTACACCAAATAACGGATACCAACCTACAGTATCTTTACCGCCAGTTAGTTCACGATTACATCCACTGCTTGCAAATTTAAGAAACAGTGCCATTAGACCAGTTAAACTAGTCAATCCTTTTTTGAAAAAATCTTGAGCATCGTTAAAAATCTCAGTGCCCTTTTCCCATGTTTCAATTACTTCCTGTGCTTGTTCTACACCAGCAACGATGGTCTTTACAGTATCAACAACTGTCAATGCTGTTTGAAGAAGACTCTGAACTTGACAGATAATCTGATCGATAACTTCCTGCACACTGTTCTTGATCATTGTTGCTTGATCAATAAGTCCTTCGAGGAACTGTTCAACAAAACCAATGAGAGCACCAACAGGATCAGCAATCATCGACATTAACTGGGAGTCAACAACACAAAGTTGACTTAGAATTGTCTGCACTGCTGTTTGAATGGCAGTAAATGTGACAAAGGGTACACCAGTTGCACCACCTAACAATGATACAAGTTCTAATGATTCTGCAAGGTTTGCCAGTGATTGTCTGACAGCAGCAACAACTTGAGTAAATACTGCACTTAAGAAGTTTTGCACCTTAGATGTCAATACACCTGCGGTTATAATCTTACCTTCAACGATATCAAGGAAATCGCCATCTTCATTTTTGACAAGAGTTCCTGCTGTATCAGCAATATCTTCAATTAAATATCCAAGTTTATATTCTAAAACTTTCCAAGGACCACCAACACCGTTGGCAGCAGGAATAGGTTTCTCAGGATCTCTAGGTTTAGAAGTATTGGTAGAACTACCAGAGACACCAGGCGAAGTTGCAACACTCTTAGGAGAACCTGGTCCACCTGCATCAGCTCTCTGAGAACCAGGAAGAGCAACAGCATTATTATCACTTTGTCTTAAGAAACCTTCTTCCTTAGTTCCTGCCATAGTGGAATTAGGTTGAGATGGATGTAACGCAGATGCGTTAACACTCAAACCAGGTTCCATTGCTTCACCAGTAAAAGCAAACTGTTGCTTTATCTTAGTATCATTTGATTTTTGAACACGGAGAACTCCGATGACAATAGGCATCTGTGCCTGTTCACCGTCCATGAAAAATCCCATGACGATTGCGCCAGGTTGGAGTTGTCCCGAACTTTCACCTTGACCATCATTACCTGCTTGAGAAGTATGCTGCAAACATGTTGCCCAAGGCAGATTTTCTGTAGGAAGGGATGTTGTAGTGCCTCCTCGTACATTTGTATAATAACCCAAGACTCGAACTTTCACACGTCCGAGTTCCATTGGATCTTCATTATCCTCTACTTCACCAACCCACCAAAAGAAACCATCCTTTCCGACGAAATTGATTGTAGGTTCATTTACAATACCATCAATGGTTTGCATATTCTTAGAAATTCTACAAGATTATTTAGACAGGTATCCGTTCTCCTTTAACCATTCACCTGTCATAGGAGTTGGTTCATAGATTTCCCACATCTTACCAGTGGCACATGCTTCGAGTGCTGCTTGAGTCATACCTTCAGTTCTACCTGCCCATCCTGCTTCTGCTTCCCAAGGAACAGCACTCTCAGGATATGTACGCTCTGCCATGACACGCCAGATCATAGGCACTTCTTCTTCGGGTTTGATGATAGCAATCATATTATTATTGATGGTGCCTGCCATACAGTCTTGTGCAGCGTGCCAACCTTCATGCCTCATGAGTTGCATCAGGACAGCAGGATCATCCATATATCTACGATTGAGGTAGAAATTATTGCTGACAGTATGGTAGACACCACGGTGCATCATGGGAAAATACTTCTGATCAGCAAGATATACTTTGACACCAATCTGATTAAGTGTCATCAACATAGAGTTAAACTCTTGTGATGCAAATGTATATCTCTCAGGGTTTTCATATTGACTAGAGATATCTAACAAAGAGAATACCTCTTCCACATTGTCTGTGCATTCTTGAAGTAGCATACAACCCATGGCATCCATGCTGTTGTATCCTTTAGTGATCTTATCATCTGCTCTGCTTTGGGCGGAAAGGGCAGGCAGGGCAACCGCTGCCGCAGCAACCATGGCGATCATTTTTTTCATTTTTCATCTCCTTCAAGATAATCAAGAACAATGTTGTGTAGTTCCCAATATCGCAAATACCAATCAGGTATCAAACCATAATGGGGAAGTGTATAGTAATCAGAATAGTTATCATATAAGAGATCAAAAATCTCTTCCTTAGTTGGTTTTGCCATATGCAGAAGTGACAAATGGGAGAAGAGGGGATCGAACCCCCGACCGACTCGGTGTAAACGAGTAGCTCTACCGCTGAGCTATTCTCCCCAGCGAATGAATTTATATAATGCGTTACTTCCCCATATCATATCACCTTTCTCATCATAACCTTGATCTTTACTATGTAGTTTCTCGCCATAAAGACTAATCTCAGAAACAACACGATATCCCATGGCACCAGTGCATTTATCACCGACTAAGTGTCCGTGCCATGCAGTGCCATCGAATGTAAACATCATATCACAATTTTCTGATCTTGTCCAATCTAAATTGTAATTTTTAAAAATTATTTTATTATCTGATATCACATCAGTTTTATGGTACCTTTCTCTGTAGGGATTATCAGGTCCTTGTGATCGATAATAATTCTTTGAATGATAACCACCCTCAACTTTACTCCATATGATTTCTATACTGGAATAATGATGTGGAGCGGATTGTGCTTGATGCCTATTTGTCCAATGTCCTAAGAGATAATCATCAATCTGTATAGACATACCAACCAGTTGCTATGTATTTAATCTTTGTGTATGGAGGATTACCTCTATGAGTATGTGTAAATGATGCAGGAAAGATTACGATGTCTCCTTTTCTTGGTTTATATCTAAACTTTTGAAATAGGAATTCTGTTTCTCCTTCACCGTCAGGCATATCATTTAAGTAGATAGTCCATACCAGTTCTCTCTTTGTGTTTTGCACTGAGTTTCTTTCACAATGCCAAACATGATAACCTTGACAAGGTAATGTTTTTTGTAATTTAATCTCTTTGTTAGCTAAACATGCACCATGTAAAGCACCCCATTTATTTGCATATTCTTCTGCGACAGGTGCTAGATAATTATCAAGTTCGGTGAAAAGATCCCCTTCAAGGAGAAACGTACTTGAATCATCTCTTAGTGCATTGTCATTACCTTCGTTCTTAATAAGTTCTTGTGACTCGATATATTTTATTGTTTTATCACATAATTCATTAGGGACTTCTTTTTCCCATATACCAATAAAATTATTAATCGTCATACACAAGACATTCGGGTTCAGAGGGATTCTGATCGCAATACAACTCTAGATACGTTGGATCGTGATGATCTCCTGCTTCAATTTCTTTTTTGTGATGATCTACATACTCTTCCAATTCATGCAACTCACTCTCAACGTGACGACGCATCTGTGGATTAGTAGTTGGATCTTGAAGGATTTCTTTGTCCTTCGCAATATGTGCTTCGATGGATTCCATATTTGTATACTAATGATACGGTACTATTTATCAAAGCTCCTCTGAACCTTGACAGTGTTATTCTACACAGTTTTAGGGGTGTTGTCAACTATGATTATTTTTAATATCAGAGTCCTTCATCAAAGCAAGTTCTGTTTGAAAGTTTAGACCAACTGCTTTATGTGCTACAGCAGCAATCAACCACCGCCCGCTATACTTAGCATCTCTCTTCGGTGTATCACCATCCTTATAAGTTGTCGGTATATTGATTTCCACCCCGCCGCCAGCGTACAGATCTAAATTACCAGGCACAACAATTGTCATCTGACATTGCTTCAAAGACTCCATACGCATCCACTGATATGCCTGCAATTCAACTAATTGCTCATAGTTTCTTTGCGGATTATTTTTGAACTTAGGATCAAAAATTTGGTTAGGGAGCATAGTATATCTAACTCTCTTTGGAAAGTTGACATAACTTTGAGCAGTTGAATCCATCTTTTTCTGAGGATTGACTGAGTTACCACCATTCAAATGAGACATTCTTTTCCAAATGTCAGACATTGTATATCGATAAGCATCAGCAGATAAGTCTGTGCTCAATCCCATTCTAGATCTAGTGATAAACGTAGGATCAAAACCAACACTAAATCCAGACCAAGCACCATGTCTTAGTCCCATCAAGAAGTTTTTCTCTTCAGGAAATGCAATACGGTCAATATTAAATTGATCGGATTCTTGATTACCCATTCTCTTGGGTGTATAATTGTAAGTGTATAATCTTAGTTTTCCTGATGTATTATTAGTCTCGGTTTCGTCTTGATCTACTACTTGTTCAATTAAAGAATCTAATGACTTATAATTAAACCCAAGTGCATTTTCAAAAAATGCAAATCCATTCTGCAACGTACCTTTTCTACTAGATTTGCGAATACTTCTCTGACATAACCAATAGATTAAATCGAATGCTCTCCAGTTAGGAGAAACAAAATTTTGTTTATTAATTGTTGCCTCAGAAAATAATTTTTTCTTAGTGTTGATAAACCTTTTGCCTAAAAGTTGTTTAACAATTTCGGAAGCATCATTCTTTTTATCAAAGATAACTTCTGAATTACCAAAAACGTTTGTCGTTTCATTAATGATAAACTCACTAGAAACACAGTTGACAAGATATGTTTCGTTAGTTTGTCTTGTTCTAACTCTAGCTTGAATCTGATATGCTCTAAAATAATATGTTCTATCTTTAATAGAACTTCTAATATTAAGAACAAATTCCTCTGATCCTGTCAGAGTGCCTAGAATACCTGCCGAGTCTTCCAAGACAAGACGACACTCCATGCAGGGATTTGAAATACTTTCATAAACTTCAAATCCTCTTAGAAATTCAATTAAGTTATATTGCCCATCAACAGTTTCTACGCGCTTTCCATCTTTCTGAATGGAAAGTGCAATCTCAATCTGTCCTGCTTGTTCCCGCTCTAGAGAACCTACCCTGTTCTGACTCATTGGAAGATACCTCTAAGAGGGTTATTAAAAGAATTTAGGACAGCAACAGCAGTCCTTAAAACGGTTCCCGTTGTTCCTCCTACGTTAGCAAATGTACCACCGCCTGCTTGAGCACCTAAAAGATTCCTAATTGCCGATTCAGCCGTTTGAATGAATTGCCTATTGGAACCATTTTGCGCTTCAACAGCCGCCAACGCCATCTGCACGACCTCAGAAGTCTTTGCATTGATTTCCCTTCTTGCTTGATTTCTTTGTTCTGTTACTTTACGAATCCTTGCTTGTTCTTGTATGCTCTCTGCTCTTTGAGCTGATGTAGAACTAAAAGGATTCTTGAAAGCACTTGAATAATTAATACCAGAGGTCAAAGGAGAGTCCACATCAAATAAGGATCCAAATCCAGTATCCATTGCAGATTCGTTAAAGAGACTACTCGGATCTCTATTACTTTTACCCTGACCTGCAAGACTTGCTTTAAGTAAGTTAGTAAAAATATTACCACTACCAGTTTTTTTAGCAGTTGCAGAAGCACCAACATCCGTTACAGCAGCTTTATCATAGACAAAAGATTTTCCACCAGGCGGTGCTAAAATAGGTGTTACTCTAGAACCTTTACCTTCATAGTCATAGTGACCACTACCAGGTCCATGGTTATATCCAAAATTCCAACCATATCTACTGGCGTTTGATTTCATCCATCTTTCCGAAGAACCAGAGATATCAAGACCTTCACCATATAAGTGAACTGAGTTAGGATCACCACCAACTGAGGTGTTTTTCCTTCTAGTTCTACCTGAACTTGCAATATCAGATCCCTTTACTTGTCCCTTAGACACTTGCATCATTTTAGCAAACGCCATAGCAGCAGGTTGAGATAACACTATAGGACGACCATATTTGTCGGTAACGCCTCTAATTCCCCATCCAGCACCAGTCTCTTGGTGTGAAGTTGGAATGACAGTAAATGAACCTGTAGTGGTATTTTGTCTATTAGCAGTATCTCTGCCCATATCATTTGGTTCAGAACCAGAAGCATTTGGTGCTGCTGATGCAGGACCGCCAAATAAAGTGTTTGAAATAAATGATCCAAATGCTTGTAATGGATTCATATTTTGCGACGTACCACTCTTAGTGCTGGCGGCAGGAGGTATGATGCCAGCGTCTATCAAGTATTGACTTGCTGGACCCAGACCTTTATTCTTGATAAGTGATACAATGGTAGGACCACGACGTTTAACTTGCCTGAAGTAATTACTGTCCATCAACTCATTACCAGCAGTCTCAAAGTCTCCTTTACCATATGCTGTCATCATCTTAGGAAATTCCTTATACCAATGAGGACCCATATTAAAGGTGAGATCAATCAATGCCGCTTTTTGCATTGGAGTAGATGAACTATATCCAGGTATGTTCTTTGCTGCGCTTTTATGATGCTTGTAATCTTTCTCGAATAACTGTTCCGCAAATGCTTTACTAATTGTATCGGGGAATCTGTCAGTAGGTCTAACTAAGTGACCATATCCAATAGTAGGATGGTCATTGGAGTCCAAATACTTCTTCAATCTCAGTCCTTCATGGACTTTAATCATTCTCTTTGCAAAACTATCCAGCGCACCACCATCAGAAAATCCTGGTAGTTTGAACCCCATCATCTTTGCTTCTAGGGTTCTACTAGCAGTTAAACTTGGATTAGTTCTGGTTGCAGGTGTGTCGAATGGAACAATAAATGCACCACCATCTGCCTTTCTAGCAACATACTCTGTACCATGACCAATAAAATCAGGTTTATTACCACCACTAATGTTTACTGGATACCCTGACTGAGGACCGTTGATCCATCCACCTTTAGCATACCCCTGTAAATATCCTCCACGAGCAAGTCCCATGCCATTAGGATTAAAACCAGTGCCTAATGGATCATTTCTCAATCCTAACGGATCGGTGAACATGTTGTTTAAGTTGTTGGTTGATCCAGAACCACCAACATCAGGGATTCGTGATCCTTCAATTATAGCTTCAATCTCACCAGGTTTTAAATCTTTTGTGCTTGGTGCTTGTTTTAAGGCTTCTCTCTTTGTGTTATCAGCTTCTTCTCTTGCCTCTGCTAAATCTTTTCCAATTAGTTCATATGCAGCATAACTAAGAAGAGCAACTCCTCCCGCAGCTATGACTAGAGGATGTGCCAGCAGTTTAAGAGCTGCTTTTTTAAGTCCAGTGTTGAACATTGTCAACACATTAGCAAATTGTTTAATAGTGCCAGCAGGATTCGTTAAGATTGATATTGCTAAAAATCCTGTTCCTAGTCCTGCTAACGCCTGAACAAATCCACCGATTCTTTCTTGCCAATTGGCATCATCTCTTAGAAGATCGTACAGACCTTCAACAGTATTAACAAACGAAAACTTTGCGACATCAGCAATAAATTTGAATACTTTAGCAAGTATCTTGAGACCACTTACAA